CGTTTTGTAAAATACGTAAACTGTGGTTCAACTGTAAAGAACCTGTCCTGTGGACCGGTTGTCTCGAGCTGAACTCTACCAGCCATTACTACTATAAAGGGTTAAAATTTTAAACCAGCTAACCCACTTTGTATGCGAAGAACGTTGTAGTTCTTTGCGTACACACGAATCGTATTCGTTCCAACTGTAGTAGAGTCTAGTCCTATTGTAAAAAGTTTATGATATATGCGACTCATATTGACTTGACCCGTTGGATATTCAACTTCCGGCTTTTCGGAGAATGAATACATACCGAAAATTGGGTTTACACCATTCACACCAAGTATAGTCGGTGTATTTGTGTGGTGCATTAATGATTGCTGATACGTAATGAATTTATGATCTGCATTGAAGACTTGATTGTCATTAAATTTAAGTTCAACGTTATCAATCTTTTCGAAATTCAGAGGAAGGTTATTACTTGTATAATAGTCGTTCTGGGCGACGAAATACATTTCCTTGACTGGATGTTGAAATTTGAGCATCACGGATTTTGTAGACATGCCGTATGGCATCGTGAACTGTGACATTTGTAACTGTGTGATGACATATTCAAGTGGTCTCGTCAATAAATAATTCTTTTCATCATCCCCAATAAATACAAATTCAGTATCCATTGAAATATTCTTGATCGATGCCGCAACGTTCGTCGGGACGACATTATTCTTTGTGTCGCGCACGATCTCCCGCAATGGTCTAAGCTTTATACGAACTTCGACGAGCTGTTTCGTGAGTGCATATATAGGAATCGATAAACTTGGATATCTGTAAAAGAAGAATGGTAAATCGATAAAAAATGTATAATCTCCCCGATAGCCGAGATAGTTTCCGTGACTATTCAGAAAGTAAAGAGACTGCGCAACATCGTCATCGTTATTGTAGAGTTGTTGATGCATGAATATATATTCGCCTGTGATACGTTCGATGGTTTGACCACCAATCAAGAGCTCAGCGTATTCAATGAGTTCAGTACACACAGACGGTACGTACACGACGTTATTGATCAGACCACTTTCATCTGGAGTGGGATCGCTGAGTGTTATTTTTAATGTAATGTTCTTGATCAAATCACCTTTATTCTTCGGTACTCGACACTCCACAATCTCACCAAAGTCAATCGTACCATCGAAAGGACTTTCAATCTGTTCGAGTGCAAACTTACTATGTCGTCTGAAGAGCGTTAAGAAATACGAAAATTGTGGATCACCTGTGAGCCACTGGTCTTGGATTCCGGTGACAGCGAGTCTCACACGTCCAGACATATCTACTGTATGTGAGTAAAATTTTGCGAAATAAAACGATCCACTACAGTAGAATGAATCTTCAATTGAAGAAGTTCAGACCCGAGACGATTAGTGATGATCGGGTATGTGTATTCATTGGTAAGCGTAACACAGGGAAGTCAACCCTGGTTAAGGATATCATGTATCACAAAAAACATTTACCAGCGGGTATAGTTCTTTCTGGTACAGAGGAAGGAAATCATTTTTATTCAGATTTTATCCCAGATTTATTCATTTATGGTGACTACGATCGAGATGCAATAGAACGCGTCATGGCGAGACAGCGTAAACTCGTTGGTGCGGGTAAAGACAATTGTGGTGCTTTTATGCTTCTTGATGATTGCATGTACGATTCCAAGTTTCTCAAGGATACGTGCATTCGTCAATGTTTTATGAACGGGCGTCACTGGAAGATCTTCTTCATGTTGACGATGCAATATGTCATGGATTTACCACCAGCACTTCGCGCGAATGTAGATTATGTATTTATACTCAGGGAAAACATCATACAGAATAGAGAAAAACTGTACAAGTCTTTCTTTGGTATTTTTCCTTCATTTGATATGTTTTGTAAAGTGATGGATGTGTGTACAGAAAACTATGAGTGTCTCGTCTTAGATAATACCGTAAAATCAAACAAAATTCAGGATTGTGTCTTTTGGTACAAGGCGACAGTTCGTAAGAATTTTAGAGTTGGTGGTCCAAGTTTATGGCAGGCCCATAAAAAACTATACAATCCCAAATACCTCGAACAGAGGGAGGATGACGCAAAGAAGGCTACAAAAAAGACAGCGCTCAGGGTAATCAAGCGAAAATAATAAATGCGTCACTCACATGTTTCAAAAAACTCAGGGTATATAAATGTCCGACATACGAACCATGAATTTAAACGATAGTGGTGATGGGATGGTTTCTCTCGACAATCCATCGACTACATTTGTGCAACAAAACGGTGTCGAAAAAAATATGAGTCAAAATAAAGATACAACGACTATGGATTCTACCCCGATTTCCGAACTCATGGGTGGTGCGAGTGCCATGCCCGAACACATGCCAGACATGATGGCACCGCCGATGATGAGTGCGGAACCGCGCATGCAGAGCATGCTCGCAACCGCCCCTCAAATGCAGCAGCAGCCGCAACACACGGGTGAAAAGGTTGAACCAAAGAGTAAAAATATCATGAATTTGACCGACGATCAAATGTTTGCGTTGATTGCCGGTGTGTGCGCTGCCGCCGCGGTGAGTCGGCCGGTCCAGGAGAAGCTTGCGAGTTCGGTGCCCAAGTTTCTGAGTGAGAATGGCTCTCGGAGCGCGATTGGTTTGGCGTCGACTGGTCTCGTCGCGGCCATCATATTCTACGTGACAAAGACATATGTCGTGAAGAATTAATACATCGATACATTCGTAGCCGATGCCATAGGAATTGTGTTATTCGCAGATTCCCAACCCATTTGTGTGTACAGTGTCCCATGAATACCCGAATAGTAGGTAATCAAGGCACCGAGAGTAAACGTGGTCACAAATAATGCACTACCTTGTAGTGTTTTCTTTGTGTCTTTACCGTAGGCCTTTATCGTATCCTGCGACTTTGTGTTGATGCGACCCATACCGTACGCCAAAATGAACGAAAAGATCGACGCGATCATCATAAACTTTTGATCAACGGCGAGTTGTGGAATGTTTCCAACAATCATGCGAAGAATGTTCGGCATGACGATCGTCATTAACGCGAGTCTGACGTTGTAGTTTTCAATGAATAGCGGAAGTTGCGTCACGAGCATGACACCGATCCACAAACCAATAGCTTTCGCAACTAGGGACGGGGGAGTCTTCATATGAATATAGTCAAGATTATTTATCCTGAATGTACTGACCGCAAAACTTCGTCTTTGATGAAATCTTTTCATATATTCCAAGATCTATACATATTTGTCGAAGCTCGACAAAGTTATTCCAGAAATCGTCGGAGTGTGAATATTCACGCACGGTCGTGTGTGCGAGTTCGTGAATGAGTACATGGAATATCTGATTCGCATTTTGTCCGTCTATACACAACCCGATATCAACACCTTTGTTCGTATTGTATCCAATAGGACCACTCGTTCTCCGCATGGCTGTGATTGGAACGCATCGCGTTAACATTTTGAATTTCTGATTACCCGTGTCTTCGAGGTGTTCGCGCAGTCGCCTGTATTTTTCTTTAACCTCCAAAAGCCTCTCGGGCTGACGTGTCAACGTCAGTATGACAAGGTTAATAATGATGAGTATAAACCACTGTATCATTTCTTATATACAAAGATAAATTTACTATAGAGCTCTGAAATTGGATTTCCCCGAAGACCATCCCATAATTCTAGCTTGAAACCCATGTCTTCCAGATGTGTGACTAGTAAGTCTTTGAATGCTATCGGTTCCGCGCGTGGACCGTCTGCGTAAAATGGTGTATCCGTCAAGTGTACGAATAGTTTTTCACCGAACGTGCCGTTTGGTGGATACTTTGTCTTGAAAAAGTTACCCATGGAATCTGTGAATGGTGTATTGAATATAATCTTTTCCGAATCGGGTATGATACCTATGAGTCTCCCACCGGGTTTCATGCGTCTCTTAATTTCTCGTAATGAATCAAAAAATAGATCACGGGTTTGAAATATATAATGCAGTGAAAAGTTGTATGCTATGATATCAAAACACCGGTGGGGGCAATTCGTAATGTCACCACTATAAAAATTAACACGCATTTTCATATTTTTCGCACGCGTCTTTGCCTCCTCGAGTGCGGATGGTTCCGGGTCGCACATATTTATGTTCGCTCCACACGCTCTCCATTTTTGAAGATCACCACCAAATCCACACCCCACATCGAGGACGTGATATCCTTCTCTCGTGACTGACTGGATCAAATCACGTTTCGCGTCGTTGTGTGTTCTTCGAAGGTCTTCCATGTATCTATATTGTTTTCAGTCTTTTAAACGACTTAGTCACTCAAAAGGCTTAAAGTTTATTACCGTATCAAGATTATAATGGCTTCTCTTGAACAAGATTACACGACTGTCCCGGGTCAACTCTTTGCATGCTTGTCTGTGGTTGGACCCGAATGTCCTCAAAAGAATGATAAGTTTGGTGTCAAAATCCGTGGTGCATTCGCGAGCCGTGAGGAGGCATCTAACCATGCAAAGCGCTTGCAAAAGGAAGACCCGACGTTTGACATTTACGTGGTCGACATGTACAAGTGGCTACTCATCCCCCCGGATAGAGAAGCGATCGACGATGTGCATTACCAAAATGAAAAACTCGAAGAAATCATGCAAGGATACAAGGAAAACCAAATCCAAGCCGCACGAATGTTTGAAGAACGTAAGAAGGATATGATGAATGTCCGACCCGACGGTACATACATCAAGCCCGGTGATGAAAACTCCAAGTTTTATACGAGACCGGATGAGGCACCGGTAAGTCACCCCGCTGAAGTATTGGAACGACTCCAAAAGGAAAAGCCGGACGCTCCGATGGAGGAATTGGTCAAGGAAGCAGATGCGATCGTTGCGGCTGAAATCGAAGAGCGACGAAAGCGCCGTGAAGCCGAGGCCCAAGCCGAGGCCGAGGCTGACGCCCAGTCATCGACGGATGCCGTCATTGAAGACAAGGATGAAGAATCAGGTGAAGAGGTGACGTCTGCGTAAAAAAAAGTATGAGTATATGATAATATGCTCAGCGTCATTCTTAATATAATAACATTAACTATCGTCGCGGCGCTATTTATTTTGTTTTTTTCCTTATACAAGAAGAGAAAAAACAAAAGTGATACTGCTTATGAATTAGGCTTGGAATTACTCAAGGATCCACTCGTCGTGAGTCGTGCATATTTCACGGAACCGGCGACTGGTGATATTGGTGATTTTGAACCATTCTCATCCTCAGGATGGTCTGAGGATGACTGGTTGCATGGTTTTACCCATAAAAAAGCCTAAAATAAAGGCTACAAAAATAATAATATAGGCTGTCTTATCGATGGATGAAAACAAATCTGGTTTGTTTGCATCGACCGGTTGCCACTGTTGATGCATACTAGGAAACATGGGTGGAGGTGGTGGAGGTGGGGGTTGGTGCTGTTGCGCGTACGATTGTTGATCATAGAAATCGTCTCTGTCGTCATAGTCTTTATTTAACGATTCGATTTCAGACTTATAATCAATGGGATTTCCTATGTCCGTCTCCATTTGTTATACAAACCATCTTTTTTTTAAGCTAAATTTCCTCATCTGACTCGGATTCATCAACAACAAAATCTTTCAAATTACCATTTTCATCCATGTCATCGTCGTCGTCGCATTCAGATTCGTCTTCGGATGAATATTCATCATCCGTGTCTATGTCACTTCCAAAATCGGAATCATGTTCGTCGTCATTGTAATCATCGATGACGACGTCTTCGGTCGGTGTAAACAATTCCGGTTTCTTCACGCGACGTCCTGAACGAGTAGTGGTGGGCATTTATGTTTTAATTGATTCTATTGTTTAAGTATTTTGGATAAAGAACAACACCTTTATTGACTGCAATAGTCATGAGTCGATTCTCGAATATATATCCAATTTTCATCGAAAGTTCGTGAATAGGTTCCTGTATATCATAATCACCGGATTCAGCGTATAAAGCAACGTCTTCGAGACGATCGAGTGATTCAAGCATATATTTCTGTGCTGTGTGTACATCACTATACATGTATCGCTGCGCTAAATTGAATTTGGATATAAATTCCATGAAAACACTGGGATTTATACCCGAATAGCGGTGAGCCTCGCGTTTAAGATCCATGAATGGATCTTCCTCTGGCTCTTCTTTAAAAGCAAGCTTAGATGCGAGGACTATACCAATACCAAGTAGTATGAATGCCATATCTGTAATTACAATCTATTTTTTATTGGGATATAATACATTTGAAGACTTTGTGTTTAGAGCATAGACACGTCCCTTCTTTCGACACACCTGACAGTCTTGAAATATTTTACCCTTTTCAATCCTAAACGATGTGTATTTGTCGTGATCGGATTTTGCTATTTCACAGTAATTTGAAGTCGTTGACACTATGTATTTTTGACCTTCTTTAGAAATCTTAATCACTGTAATATTTTCACGTTTCGGTATACACACTTGTATATACTTTTCTACGTGTACCTTGGCGTCTTTGTAATCAATCTCAGATTTTTCTCGTGTACTCCCCATTTTCACAGGTGGACACTGTTTCAATGTTTCCTTTTCTGGATACAGACGCTCGACAATCTGAGGTGTGAGTGTGTGTCTACGTCCACAGAAATCTTTACAAAACCCATCGCGTCTATCTCTGATTGTTTCACATCTACAAAAACATTTCTGTGCAATCTTATCACCACTTATATAGAACCATACGTGATTGGAACCGTGTGATCTTTTTAAATTCTCACAATACTTTGATGTCGTCGATGCGAGATATTGATTTTTAAATTTGAAGAGTTTTGTGATTCGAGCATCACCTTGTCCTTCGAGGTGTGTTCGTATAAAATCCTCCGTGAGCATCTTAACCTCTTCATCGTCGAGTTCATCTTTCGTTTGTACATCTGTAAATGTACCTTCCTTGATCGATCGCGACGGACTCTCAACGTGAACAAATTCTTGATTTTCCGTTCGAACCGTCGCCATGGTTAATATATCTTTGTCCGGTGCTTGATCTATTCTCAAAAGTGTACTCAGTGGACCAGTTTTATAGACAAATACAGGTAAGTATGCGACTTGTGTCACTTTTCCACTATTGTGACACGCATCACACCCTTTTCCGCCACACGCGTCATGTTTTCCCTTCTTATGCGACCACGGCATTCTAAATCCACTCCCTTTGGATCGACGTTGTAAATCACCGTAGACGGACGAATCTATGATTTCATTCCAATCGATCGACTTCTTCGCGGCATACAAAGCGACGAGAATGTGTTCTCGAAGTGCAACTGCCGACGCCTGATTTACAACGAATCCGGGCCAGTTCAAATGTACACCAGTCTTCACGAGACTCCCCGCCTTTTTAGGTGGTGACACTGAAATGAGACATTCTTTCCCACCATGACGCTTCACCTTATCACATATCACTTTACAAATGTCTTGAATGTCTTCGACGCTGAGTGCGTCCGTGTTTTTGTAATCTATGTCTACGAAAAAGTTATATGTCGGTGTTTTTTGTTCAACAACAAATACGTGTTCACCCTGTCGAACACATTCTATATATTTCGTGTAAAACTCACCCAATTTATCAAATGGCACGGAGAGGACCCCACCGTCCATGAGCACATGTGATAACTTGTTTCCGTGAGCGAAACCCTGTTGGGAACACCATCGTTTAAACATACTTACATTGTATACGCGTTTATTTTTTAATACCTACTCACAGACGTGACAAATGACAGGTCTTGCAATTCGACACTCGACGCGAGATCCTGTTTCATCTCGAGAAGATCACACACCGATAAATCTTTAATCTCTTCAATCTTTTCATCCGCCTCTTCGATGGTGTACGCTCTGTTATCAATGAGTAAATCTTTAATTTGCCTGAGAATATATGCTTTTGACTTCATCACTACTTAATAGAGAATGTTTTTCTATTCAATCCTGACACGCATGCATAAAACTCTGGATTCTTTATCACGTTATCAATGATTCGACTCCATCGTTTACGAGTGTTAAACTCCTCGAGCGTATCAAAGCTCATGTAGTCGTTCTCATCATACGTCTTTTTTATGGGTTGTTTGTTTTGTTTTTTTATCTGTGTCTTTACTTTTTCTTCATAAAATCTCTTTATGAGTGCATATTGATCATTTCGTTTATAATCAACGAAAATCACGTATACATGATATATAAGTTCCGTCATTGGATTTTCTTTAACTATAAATTTAAACTCCGTATATTCACCCTTTTTAAGTGCTACGACCCCTCTCGTTTCTTCTTCGAGTTCTCGAAGAGCGCATCTAAGGGGGTTGAATATTTCACGACGTCGACACCCGCCTGTGACAAATATCCATTCTTTAAATCGACGATCTCTCACTGTTAAAAACCTTGGTTTTCCTTCAGCAAACGTCACTGGAATTGCAATCGCTTTGTATTTTTTCATTGCTCATTAGCAAGTTACAATCTATGGATATGTTTATTTCGCCGACAAATCGCCCGATGCGTTCGAATTTTCCTTGACTTCCTCTTCGTCTTCTTCCTTTTCTTCCTCTTCTTCGTAAAACGATAAACCGTTAATGTATTGTGCCATCTGACTCGATTGAACCTTCACATCCGTGATTTCTTGTTTCGCACTCTTGACTTCTCTGTACAGGTACAGACTACCTAAGACACACACGACGACCGCAACGAGTAGCATGGTTTCACGATCGTATGAAAACATTGATATAGTACACTAACGTTGTAGTTTTTTAAGCACCTATAATTGCACCCATTTGTACACGATTCGAAGGACTACACTCGTATGCAGCCTGTCCAAATTGCACGGCGTTGTAATGTGCGTCTTCACAGTGCTTACCGGTCTCTACTGTCGTTGGTGCTTGCTTAGCATCCACAAATTTTTCCAATGTCCTGGATTTTGGATCGTAAGTGAGCACAAAAACGATGGCTAATAAGACTATAACAGTCCAAAACATAGTATACTAATACCTGTGATTTAATTCGAGTACATGAGACCACCCATGCCATTTTCAATGCGGAGCACGTTGTAGTTGACCGCATAGATCTTATCTAAGGAGTTATTCTCCGTGCTGACGATTCTCGCCGAGTCAAGGCGCGAGAAGTTGAGCGAACCTGTGGGTTGAAGCTTGGACGTTTCGAGGCAGAAAGGGTAAATGAAAAGAGACGACGTCTTGTTACCCGTCGAATAGGGCACGTGGTAATAGGAAGACACCGCCGAGAAGTTCGGGGTCGCAAACTTGAAATCGGTCACGTCAGTCCCGTTGATTTGCAACTTAATCTTGTTCGTCGCCGTCATCAACCCACCGGATTGCGCGTTACTCGCGAGGAACTTGATCGGGTGATTAAAGTTGAGTTCTTGGATCTTGCCCTGGGAGGCGACCGCGTTTTGCACTTGTGTAATCAAGAGGTTTTGCGGCTTCGATGCGAAGACGGCGCGTTCATCGGTATCCAAGTACACATAGTTCGTGTAGCACTCCCACTTGTGGATCGCAGCGCTCGGACCCCACGTGATTCGCAATTCAACATCGTGATATTGAAGAGAGATCAACGGGAGTGCAGATTGCCAGTTTTCACAGAAGAAGAAGCGAAGCGGGTAGAATTGTTCGTTCGCACCACCTCTGTACAAGCCACCGGCAACCGACTTGGATTGGTTCGTCGCGAGAAGTTCCGGCGCGATGTGCGTCGTAAACGTCGAATCTTGTTCATCGATCACTTGACCACCGATCAAGAGTTCAACCTTGGAAATAGCGGTGGTCCAATCAGCGACCGTATTCGCTTGCGTGCCATCACCCTTGATCGGCATGAAGTACACGTAGTTGAGGAGATCGCCCTTGCGTTCAAATCGAACGGTAGACATACCGTTGTTGGACACATTACCCTGGATGACTTGACGTTCAGTCGTTTGAGAGAAATTCGTGTGACGACGGTAGGTAGAGCGGAAGAAGGACACTTCGGGTTGGCCAACAAGATGCGCATCTTGGGCACCCACAGCCACGAGCTGAGCAATTCCACCAGACATTTTATATTATATTAGCATTTTATTTTTTTAAGCTCCGACTCTAGATGCTCTATCTTCTGTATAGCTTTCTGAAGTGCACCATACATTGTCGCGTATATTTGATCTGGGTTTAAGAATTTAAGGTCTTGGATACCGTATTTCTCATCAATAATCTCGATTGATTTAGGCATGACTTCTTCGACTTCCTGAGCAATCCATCCGAGTACGTTTTTATCTTTTTGGTGCTCGCTAAATTGATCGATACCTTCCTTCCACGTGAAACGTCGGAGTGGTATGGTCTGTATGATGTCATAACATGTATCGAGGTCGGCATCAATGATATTTTCTTTGAGACGTCGGTCTGACGTCGACGACCAACTCCCACCACCAGTTTTTGCCGCGGTTCCAATAACTTCGAGATCAAATGTGGGTGACGATGTCTTGATACCAACGCGTCCACTCGTGACGAGAGAATTTGTTACATTTGTAAGTTGCACGGTCGTTGATGCTGTATTTCCTACTGTTGTGACTTGTTGAAGTGTGTGTGCTGGAGTAATGGATACAGTTCCAAGTGTGATTTTGCTCGCGACAACGTTTCCACGAACTGTGAGTACATTCGAGCCGGTATCTTGTATCACGACATTTGCACCCACGTCGAGCGTGTGTATGGGTGCTGTATTTGAAATACCATATTTAGAGGTCACAGATGCGAAACCTGTCACGGTGTTTGAGAATAAAATACTATTTGTAAAATTACCACCAATGTTCGACAAGAAACCCGCATCCCCATAATACGCGGCGGCTGTGATCGCGCCGGGTGTTGATAAGTTACCACCACTATTGAAATTCATAGTCGTCACGTCGATGAGTTCACCTTCAGGTGTGTACGCGATGATATTGGATCCGGCCGTTGCCGCGCGTATAGGTCGAATAAATGTCGCATTCGCGCGAGTTGTATTGAGTGGTGTCGTTCTGGCGTTAATAACAATGGTATCATTGTGTTGATTTGTTTGACCAGCCTTAAAACCAATCGCCACGGCATTGAGACCTTGATTAATTTCACCCGAAAGGTAACCAACGGCCAACGCCGCTTCCTTTTGTCCTTGGTAACCGGCATTTGTACCGAGTGCGACAGCTGTATTATTTTGACCAAATCGCCCCGTTCTGTAACCGACTGCAACACCATACGCCGATTGATCAGTTTCACCAGCACCTTCACCAATAGACACGACGAACGGTCTCTGACGAATATTACCTTCGACGCGCATGTTGCCATTCACGTGCAGGGTTGTATTGGGAAATGTTGTATTTGTTCCTATACCAACGTTTCCAGTCAAGACGCTATCACCGTTGATAGTCGCTGATGTCGCAGTCAAACCCGTGGTTAAGAGTTTGTTCGTGGTTCCAGTACATACGTATCCATCAGAAAGTAATCTATTCGTCCCTCCAACTCTATCAAATACTAAGCCATCGCCTGATGTGTAGCGCATGCGAGTATCACCGATGCGTAATGAACCGGTCATGTGCATTTGTTCAGTGGGAGTTGTGGTACCTAAACCAACAAATCCACTATTCTTGATTGTCATGACTGGCGAATTTGCCGTTCTCGAAGCTCCAGCTGCCTTCGTGTCTATGACGATTTCACCCGCACGAAGACGGATGCGATCATTTGTGTCATTCCCCTTGAATAACAAAAGCTCGGATGCTGTATTTGCCTGATCGAACACTCTATTTTCAATCACGGTGTTTGCATAGCCATTATCCCCGATTGTACCACCAAAAAGGATTGATTTAGGTCCAAGTCCACTATCATTTTGACCAACATATACATTACCACTCACATTGAAATCACCCGTTTCGTTAATTCTAAACTTTTCGTTATTATTAATTCGGAATACGTGATTGTACCCAGTCGGTACATTATATCGCAATTCATTTGGTAATTGGGATACGCTAAAGTTCACTGTATCTGCACCCGCGTTGTATAAACGAACCTTCTCACCCGACGAATTCTTAAAGTTTACTATACCGGACGTTCCAACTTCAATACTACCATTTACAGCGAGACGGTTTGTATTTGGTTGTGTACCGATACCCGTATTTCCATTGATGAATGTATTACCACCCCGTTTGACTTCAAAACGGTCTGTGATGACATCTGGATTCTGACCAGTTGATTCGACGTCACGAATCACAAAGCCAGCATCGTTCGCATTGTCGTGGAAATCTAACGCAAATTTGATTGCGTTGTCCGTACCTATTTGTCTCAGGTACGCCCAGTCATTTCCAGATCCACCGTGACCGAATGAGACGTATGTGTTTGAATAATTTGCTTGATCCACATCGGTTATGTTGAGTAATGCATCACTCGCATCAATGTGCACGTGACCACGAATGCGAGCATCACCGACGACATCGAGTTCATACCCAGTCGTCGGTTGTGTCGTCCCTATACCTAATTGTCCGGCAGATGTCATGACCATGAGCGGTACCGCACCGTTAAGGCTTAATTCCGCGTCGGAGTGAGACCCACCTCTGTACCATGCAAAGTTACCCGGAGATCTGAAATACTGTGTATTCGTTTGCACGCCAATACCATACCCAGTGTTATACAGATTGATCTTTTGACGAGTTGATGTTGGAAATGTAATATCTGTGGCGATTTTCATGTCACCACCGACATCTAAATTAGCTGTTGGTTGTGTGACACCAATACCCACAAAGTTTGTGGTATTCTTATTAAGAATTGTCAAAGCTGGAATACCGTTCACGTTTTCGTTGGATCCAACGATGAATTGTAACGCCCCTCGATCTTTATTCGGACTTCCAATGATTTCTTCATGGCAATATGATCGAATTTTGGAATATGCGTATTCTCGATTTTTATAGTTTGGTACCATCATCATTTCAACGTTGTTCAATTCTGGTTGTGTACTCGCATACGCACGTTTAATCTTTACAGCACGCGTGAGACTTCCTTGCGCGGCTGGTCCAGACACAATCGTGAGTCTTGAATCTGTATCCGTCGTTCCAATACCCACATTCGACGTTGTTAAATTAATTGACATGATATTCGATTCTGTACCATCTGTGAACGCGTTACCAAAATACATGAACTCATTGTTTACTTGAACGAATGCGTTTTGACTACCGTCTGTGTCAATAAATCTAAATGTTGGGTGTTCATCTTGAATTCGAATATCACCATTCACATGCAGTTGACTTTCCGGAGATGATGTATTAATACCAACTTTGGCATTTTGATCTATGACCATAGACACACTACCATTTTGACCGGCGTTAAACTTGGACGTATTGTGCGATCCACCTTTGAACCATGCAAAACTTGACGGTGAACGGTAATATTGTGCATCCGTTTGCATACCAATACCGTATGTGTTTGAGTATATGTCAATAGTTTGTCTCGCCGTGGACCCAAACGTGACGCGTCCATTTACGAAAACACTCCCATCGACGTCGAGTGCTTCTTGTGGCACTAACGTGCCAATACCAACGTTACCATTCTTCGGAAGTAGAAGAAGATTGACATTATCCGTGTTGAAGTTGTTCGAACCTTGAATAAATATGGATCCGTTCGAACCAACACTTTGATCCACACCCATTCGCGCAGAAAGTCCACCATCTTCACTCGTGATGTGAAACTGTGAATATTCAACGTACGATGGGTCACCGTTGATCACGATACCCTTATTCCCATTAATGCCCATGCGACCAGTCGCGGTGATGACGTTACTCGTGACGAGATTGGAAAGTGTCTGTCCATATGCATGGATCACGGGTTCATAATGATTACTTGGATTCACAATGAATTCTTTGTCTTCAAATAACTCTTCAATCGGTCTATTAAAGTATTCTTGGGCGTTTTCATCCTTGATTATGATGGCACACCCCGTAAGATCGCCTTTGAGAACACCTTGGACGTTGTAAATTTTAATAAAACCCGGAGGTACTTGAGAAACGACATCAAACTCTAAGAAATCATCAGCCGTACCCGCAGTTTGTGCGATTGTATTTAGGTTATTATCATACGCATTCGATACTGCTTGATACCCGGGATCACCGGGTAAGTTACTCTGTCTCGCCGCCGTGATCGTCATGGCTCGACCACCGATGTCGTAGATATCAATCTCACGAATATGGATCGGGGTTGATTGATTATCCGCACGATCGAGACGCACAGTCCACGTGTGGATATCGTTATGTACATCGAGACGTGCGTGTGGTGTATCTATACCGATACCGACGTTTGACGTAGTCGCGAGTGATGTCGTCACGTTTGAAAATTTCATCGAACGTGTCGTGACATTTCCCGACGGTGAGTCACTGATTTGTTGAAACGTAATATTAGAGAGTGTACTTCCGTCCCCGAAATAGTAATCACTCGTCACGTTACCGTAAATGTGTACATTTATAGAGTTTGACGTATCTGGATTTATATCATTTTCTATGAGACTGCTTCTCGTAAACGCGATCGCCAATTCTTCTGTACCGGTTTGTGGTGTTCTATAAATGATACCTACATTTGACAGGGTGCCACCCCGTTTATATATAGCACCCAAATCATACCCAAGTGTACCAGTGTTATTATTACCGAAAAGGGAAATAGGTTCTTCGACGACTAAAATATTCGCGTAGATGAGTTTACTCTCACCGAGCACAGTGATATTCCCCGTAAGTGTCGTATTCCCACTCACCGCGAGATTACCCCGAATCGTGAGAATGTTAGATCCAACGTCGTCTACTGAAAGATTTGAACCGACGTCTAATGTGTGTATTGGTGCGGTATTCAATATACCCACATTCGAGGTTGTGACAAACGATGTCTCTGTGTTACTAAAAATCAATTTCGACGGCACAAATGCAGACGTCGACGTAATTTGATCAAAACTTAGATTTGAGAGAAGACCACCGTCACCTAAATATATAGAAGCCTCAACGAACTGGGTACCTCTCTCCTTTACCTGGTGACTCTTTGTGTCGTATGACATCACAACATTTTGAGCCACGTTCGGAGTTGTCTCCTCAACCTTCCTGAGATACACATTCGTAAAAA